TCGAGAAATCACGCAAATGTCACGCGCATGAAAAAGGCCAATGCTGTGAACATTGGCCTAAATCATTGAAAAATATGGTCGGGACGGAGTGATTCGAACACTCGACCCCTAGCACCCCATGCTGGGGACTGAGCACAGCTAACCTATTGTTTTATAAAAAATATAAGCCATATTTAGGGTGGCAAATCATCCGCTTTTTTGTGCTTATGCAAACGATAAACCGTGGCCTGCAGCGGGGGTTTTGCGCAAGACTCTCCACTGGCGCAGCACCTGCCAGTCTCTGCCCAAAATGTCGGATGTGCGGATTAGCTGTAGTTTTTGGGTTGGGAGTTTTAAAGGTCTTCAGGGGGCAATCAATCTTCGGTGCCGTTGTCGGTGATGCCGATCATCGGTTATGCGCGGCGCCACCTCGCGCCACTCAACAGCACTGCTAACCTCCTTGCGCAGTACCAACCCAACAAGGAGAAGCAAAATGTCGGACGATCTCACCAAACGCCGCCCGCAGGATGCATCAAAGATCAATGTGCATGAGCCCTATGAGCTGAATTACTGGGCTGATCACTTCAAAGTGTCTAAGGAGAAGATCAAGGAAGCAGTTCAGAAGGTTGGCGTAATGGTTGACAAGGTAAAAGCTTACTTAGGTAAGTGATTACCTGAGCGGAGGATCACAAGGTCTTCCGCTTTTTCAGCGACCGGCAGCTGCCGCGGAATACAACTCCCGCCCATACCCCAGCCGGTGCCGTCGCCCGGCCAGCAGCGCCTTCACCTCAAGCAATACCCTCCCCTGCGTCCTGCAACCCTGCAACCACCTGTAGCAACCTGTAGCAACCTGTAGCAACCTGTAGCAACCTCAAAATGCCACCATTCAAACCCTCGTGCTAGAGCGGTTACTATTCGCACCCCAGTAGTGACATGGAACACAGGGAAAGCGGAGCCCAGCTTTTTAGGATTAGTCCTACAGCCAGCGCCTGAGCTTCCCGGTAACGTCATTCCGCCCCAGCCACAGGCCGGGATTTCCCCAAGGACTAACAAGGATGCTGCATGAGTGGTTATGTACCTAACCCGCCGAAGGGCTACCGCAATAAGGGCGTTGAACCTGTAGATATTGGTGCTCAACGCTGGGCGGAATACAAAGACCTTCCACCGAAGACAGACGCGAAACCCAATGCGGCTGGCTGCACCTTCACCAAACCCTGCAAGCTACCCGATGGGACTATCAACTACGTCAGTCCTGGTGGATCGATCCCCACGGATGCTGTCAGCGAGTACGGAAAATTCTCCCTGCTGGGTGGTCGTGAAGCGGATGTAGAGGGGAACATCCCTCTCAAGAAGATCAGCGGTAGCGCGTTACCCACAGCACTGGGGAGCCTCCTACTCGGCGGAACGGCGGTTGCTACTGCCGGAGCGTCTTGTGGCGGTCTCTGCACCGCGGGGGCTGCTGTTGCAGCGGTAAGCACCGGGACTGCCGCAACGGGTGGTACTGGTGTAGTTACTGCGGGCGTTGCTGCGGGAGCGTTGGCAGGAGTGGTTGCGCTACTGTGGCCGTCGAGCTTGGGCGATAGCTCCCTGTACACAGACGACCAGCTCAAATCACTCAAGGAAGGCCGCACTCGTGTTCGGTTGCATGTCGAGCAACAAGCTGACGGCACCTTGAAGGGGTACGGGTACAACACCCAGAAGCGCCGAGACTGGGAAATGATTCCTGTAGTCCAGTTCAAGGTACAGGGCTCTCAGCAGGTGGCGGACTTCGGTGACGGGATAACCCTGATATGGACGCCAGCGGTTGACCCATCCAGCACCTCAGGCATTCCTCCATTAGAGGGCGCTCCACTAGCCCCTCAGATCTGGATTTATCCGCCTACCGAACAGGCAGATAACATCATCGTGAACCCGATCTACCCGGACGCTTACAAGGATTTCATCCTCGTGTTCCCGGCTGATTCTGGGGTGCAGCCGCTGTACATCGTGATGAATGTTCGTCTCGATCCCGGCACCGTAACTGGGCAGGGAAAAGACGTGACGGGCATCTGGCTTGCCGGGGCCAGTGCTGGACTGGGTGCACCTGTACCAACACGGATTGCTGATCAACTCAGGGGGAAGAGCTTTAGCAGTTTCGATGCTTTCAGGAAGGCATTCTGGATAGCAGTGGGTAGTGATGCAGAATTAGCCAGCCAATTCAACGACAGCAACAAGGCCCGAATGCTTGAAGGTATGGCGCCACGTGCAAGGGCGGTTGATACCGTAGGTAAACGACGATCCTTTGAACTTCACCACGGAATACCCATTTCAGAGGGTGGCGAGGTGTACAACGTCGATAACCTCAGTGCCATGACCCCAAAACACCACATTGATACACACAGGAGCCCGAAATGATCGCACTCAAAAGCAGCCTGTCCGAATACTCGGAAAACGAATTTCTCGAATTGATCAAAGAAATCTGTGGCGCTGTCGGCACAGAAGAATATCAGGACGAATTGTTGGAGCACTTCATTGAGGTAACTGGTAATGCCACTGCATCTGACTGGATCTACTACCCAGAGGAAGGCGAAGACGATTCACCTAAAGGCATCTTGAGATCCGTTAAGGCGTGGCGTGCTGCTCAAGGCTTGTCAGGTTTCAAAGCGTAGAGATGTATCTGCGGGACCGGCGATCGGGTTGGATGTTGTCGCATTCAAACCGGCCGCCCCTTCTACTTCGGCACTGAAACTTCCCTGACGTAAGCCTGGCAAGCACGCAGCGCAATCAATCCGTCGTCACCGTCGCCGGTGATGCCGATAATTCGCCGAGCATGCGCGGGGTCAAGTTCGGCTCGCGCGGCTCCATGAACCACGCCGCCGGCGCTGGCAGCGGCTGGCACCCCGTCAACACCGGCGCGGCCGGGGGTGGCGGTGAGTAGGACTGACAGCCGGACATCAGCAGTGGCAAGGCGATCAGACAGGCGTTGCTGAGCGTTCTTTGCATCGGAAAGTTCCTTGTAGTGGCTTTCATCGTTGAGCTTCAGGCGACCTTCCAGGGCGGCGCGCCGGCCCTGCTCGATCACCAGCGCGCCCACCATCGCCTCGGCGGTCTTCTGCGCCCCCTCGGCGGACTGGCGGGCCTGCTCGGCCAGTTTGTTACCGTAACGCCAATCCTGAATCACCCAACTGCCGGTAGCGCCGGCGCCGGTGATCGACAGCAGTACCAGGGCGATTGCCCAAGGGCGCACGGGCGCCGGAATCAGATCGAGGACTGACATAACACCGCCTTGGCCTTGGCCCACAGCTCGCGCCGATCGTCGCGGCCGTTGTCGCCGCCGTTGATGATGCGACTAATACCGTCGAACAAGCCGGCATCGGCCAGATCGTTCAGGCCTCGATCCCACCAGAACCACGCGGCCGACAGCGCGGCGTATTCCGGCTGTTCCAGCAGCTCTGGGTGATCGAGCAACGGCAAGTCCAGCGCCTGACCGCACAGGCGGTACATGTCGCGGCCGGTGATGCCGATCAATCCGCGCCCCCGATAGCGGTAGCCATCCCCCGAGGCCTCGGGGCCATTGCCCATGCGACCGCCATAGACGCGGCCGGCCATCTTTTCCGAGTTGCGCAGATAGCCTTTGGCGTCCTCGACTTCTGCCGGATCTACGCGACCGTTGCGGTTCAGGTCAAAGCCATACTTGAACATCCGCGCGACCCGCTCGGGGTCTTTGTAGTAGAGACTTTCCGACAGCTTGGTCAGTTGCTGCGACTCGTGCCCGCACTGCGCGATAAACGCCGCCTGCCGCACCGGCGAAGTGATCCGGAATCGCGCCATGGCCGGGCCGAGCGCGGACACAAAAACGCCCGCGACTGGGCGGGCGTTGGGGAGGATTTGCAGCAACTGCTGCAGAGTGAGTGACATACAGACTCCAGACATGAGAAAGCCGCACAGGGCGGCAGATGGGAGCGCCTGAGCGCTATTTGAGGCTGACGACCTTGACCGGCTTGGCCTCCTTTTTCTTCTTACCCTTGGCATTGGCCTTGCCGTTCTTGCCACCGTTGCATTCAACGGTGGTCGACCAGCCGGCTTGGGTGTAGGTCTGCTCCACCGATTCGGCCAGATAGTCGCCATCGAGTCCGACCTTGAAGCCCTGGGCAATGATTGGCCGTTCGGCAAACAGGTCTGTACGGCCGGGCATTTCCAAGCGCACGCCGGCGGTGGAACGGTTGAACGCCGCCAAGCGTGCCTTGGCCGCTGCTTCGGCCGCCGTCTTGTTCGGGTGAATGTGCCGATCGGTATGCACCGCCGGCAGGCCGGCCGGTGCGTCGTCGTTCTCCAGTGACACCACGGCGAGCTTGCCGGTCTTCTTGTCCTGATGCTTGGCCCCGACCGCCTTGTGCGAGTCGCGATCGCCCAGGTGGAACTGCCAGCGGCTGACGTCGCGGCGCGTGATAACGATCGGTGCGAAGGCCTTGCCGCTTGCGCTCTGCCCGCCCTGACGCGGCATCACCAGCAACTTGCCGTCGGCGACTTTCGCCGTGCAGTCGTACTGCTTGGCCAGGCGCGTGATGAAATTGAAGTCGGATTCATTGAGCTGATCGGCCCGCGCCACCTTCGTATTGACCGGGCACACTGGCGCCCAGCCATTGCGCGCGGCAACGTCGGCCACGATCTTCGACAGCGGCACGTCTTCCCAACTCCCGCTACGGGTGGTCTTGCCACTGCCGCGCATGTCGCTGGCCTTGCCCTTGATCACGATGGTATCCGGCGGGCCGGACACCGTGACTTCGTCGACCACGTAGCGGCCCAGCCGCGCCAGCGACGTCTCCAGGTAGCCCAGATAGACCTCAATCCCCGCGCCCTTGCGCGGCAACGTCACCAGCCCGTCGCGATCGTCAATGCGCAGTTCGAATTCGTCGGACTCCATGCCGACCTTGTCGGTGACACTCAACTGAATCAGCCGGTCATTCAACAGCGCCGTGATGTCGTTGCCGTCGGCAACAATGCGGAATCGGGGGGTCATGGATTTTTTCCAAAAGAAAGCCCGCACGGGGCGGGCCAAGTAAGCGGAGCGTTACGCGTAACGCGAGAGGTCGCCGGCAGCGCCTGCGGATGGGATCAGTCCCACAAGGTGATTGCCTCGGCCACCGGGTGCGCCAGATCCGGCAGGACGATCACCACGCCGGCACGGTAGGGCTGCTCCTCATCGGCCAGCCCCTGATTGACATCCAGCACCGCCTCGACGCAGCCATTCAGGTGCCCGTAAAAGTTGTGACAAATGGTATCCAGCAGATCCCCGTCAGACGTTCTGCATGTCGTCGCCATAGCGCACAAACTCCAAGGTAAAGGCCTGCTTGCGCGGAATGCCGCCGGCCATCAGCGAACTCTGTTCCTCGTCCACGCTCTTCAGGCACCACGTTCCCAGCACGTCGCCATACCCCGTGGTCAGGGTCAGCGGCTGAAGCTGGGCGCCGAGTGCGCGCAGGGTGTCGAGCTGCTTTAGCCCGCCCTTGAAGCCCGGGAAGATCGCCCCCTTGAGGGTGATTTTCTCGTCGCCGATGCCCACCGCCTGCTGCGCCGGACGCCGCGACAGGCGCTCCTGCGAGGCCCAGCGGAATTCGGTTGACCGGCGCAGTTCGTCAAAGGCGGCCGTGTCCAGGTTGAAGGTGTACTGCGGCGCCTTCGGGTCTTGCGGCTGGATGATCAGCAGGTGCGGGAACGGCTTCACCGCTTCCGGCGCCGGCGTCTGATCCGTGGCAAAGGCCCCGGTGGGCACGATGTTGGCCAGCGCCGGGCTGGCCTTGCCGGCAATCTTGTTGATGGCCGTGGCAGCCCGGCCGGCCTGTTCCTTCAGCACGCCCAGGCGCTCGTCAATCTGTGCGGCCGCACGGGTGGCCGTGCCGTACATAGCCACCACCCGGCCAACCTGCGCCTGTGCCGCATTGACCCCACGCATGACGCGCTGAAGCTTGGCCCCGATCGCCGGCCCGACAAAGGGCAACCCCTCCAGCTCGGACGCGGCGCCGGTGATTTCTCCGATCGCGCCATTCACCGGCGCCATCATTCCGTCAAGGCTGCGCCGGCCCGTCTCGCCGGCCGTGGCCAAGTACTTCATCCCCGATTGCAACTGCCCCAATGCTTCCATGAATCCCCCTGATTAAACGTGCGGCGCATCAAACAACTTGCGGCTTTCCTGCGCCTTGGCCAGATCGCGATAGTGCTGATCGAGCATCGGCTTGAGCTTGTTGTAGAGCGCGTTGGCGTCCTGTACGTCGCCCTGCACGGTCAACGAAAACGGCGCCTGAATGTCCACCCTGGCTTCGATGTTGGCCGGCGGCGTAGCGGTCGGCGCTGGCTTGGCCAATGGCCCGGCCTTGGCGTCGACACTGGCCTCCGGCAGCATCATCGAACGCCCGGCATCGCCGATCTGCGCCGACGCGGCCGGTGCTGGCGACTGACCCGGCGGCGCCATCATCAGCGGTGCCGACCCCGGCGGCTTGGTGAACGATTTGGCGATGTCGCCCATCACCGGCGCAATGCCCTTGCCGGCGTTGGTCATCATCAGCGGACCGGCGTCGGGCATCTTCTTCGTGGCATCGTTCGCGCCGAACAGCGCTTTGCCCACGTAGCCGCCCAGGGCGTCGCCGCCCATGTTGCCGATCACACCCCCGATCAGCCCGCCGATCGCCGTACCGATCACCGGCAGGATCAGCGTACCGAGGGCCGCACCCGCCGCTGCACCGGAGAGCGACCCGGCCAAACCACCGGCGGCCGCGCCGTAACCCACGGCCTTCTCGTCCTGCGTCTCGGCGTTCTGGTAGGTGTCATAGGCCTTGAACCCGGCGTCAGCGACAGCGAGCACCGCCGCCCCCTTCACAACGTTGCCGACACCGCGACCCATGCCGCCACCCCGGCCTCCCTTGCCGCCACCCTTGCCTTTCCTGCCCTTCTTGTCGTCGCCGACATCCACGTCGCCGACGTCCAGCCCATCACCGACGCCACCACCGGCCGGTAGGTTGGTCACGATCACTTTTTGCGGAATGTTCGGATTGCCTATCAGCGAGCCGCGGCCGATGTTCATCAGCCCCTTGGCCATCTTGAAGCCGCTCACCGCCGCCGACAGACCGATCAAGCCGGCAGTGGCCAGACCGATGCCCGTCACCAGCCGGGGCGATTCGTCCGCCAGCTTGGCCAGCCCGCCAGCCACGGACGTGATGCCGTCCACCACCGCATCCGTCACGGGCCGCATGGCATCGCCAATGGCACGCATGGACTCATCGAGCCCTTGCACCATCTCGGCCTGTTTCTGCGCCGAGGACTCCCGACGCTCAGCCAGGTTCTTGTCCAGAATCCCGGTCGCGCTGGCCGACTCCTTTTTCAGCTTGTCGTACAGATCCTTGTTCTGCATGTACGCGGTCAAGGCGCCCTTGACCTGCATGTCAGCGAACAGGTCGCCAGTACGCAGCGCCGATTCAAGGGCGGCGATCATGGCCTTGGCTTTCTCGGGATCAGACTCCTTACTGATCGCGGCCGTGGCTTTCGCCATTTCGGCGGCCTTCTTCGGGTCGGTCGCCTCAATATACTTTTGGGCCAACGCAAAGCTGGATTCCAAGGTGGACTTGCCATTCTGCAGGCCGGTATTCATCGAGCCTTGATAGTCGATGCCGGCCTTCTTGTACGCCTCGACGGTGTCACCGGAACCGATTTTCTCCATCCAGTTCTTGAGGTTGTTGGCCGCTTCGTCCGAACCGCCGGCGGTCTTCATCTGCACCTGAAGCATCGCGCCCAGTTGCGTCACCGAGTCCATCCCGGTAATGCCCAGCTTGCCCATGCCTGCCAGCAGCTCGGGGAACCAGCGCGCCATGTCGGCCGCCTCAAAGCTGCCCGCCTGTCCTTGGTAGGCGATCGCCTCCAGCGCCTTTTGCATCACCTCGGGGTCGGTGATCTTGGCGTTCTGCCCCAGGGCGTTGATCATGCGGGCGGTTTCGCCGCCATCCGAGCCTTGGCCCACGGCGAACTTGGCTGCCGTCGGGGCATACGACAGTGCCTTGTCCAGCTCCATGCCGGCGCCCACCAAGGCGTTGACCACCTCGGCCACCTGATTGCGCGCCATGCCGGTGTCGCGTGACGTGTCGATCACCGTCTTGGATAGCGCCGCCTCTTTGGGCGTGTTGGCAATGTTGGCCTTGATCGCAATGTCACGAATGATCGCGCCATAGTCCGCGCTGATCTTCGCCGGAATGATCATCGCGGCCGAGGCCGCCGTGGCTTGCCCGATGCTGCTTTTCATCTGCTGCTTGCCGGCATCGAGCTGCATGTGCCCCTTGGCCTTCAGCTCGGCGGCCCGCGCCGCTTTCCCCATCTGGGTGTAAGCCTTGCCCAGATTGCGAACCTCGACACCCTGTTTCTTCAGCGCGGCCAGATTGGCTTCCAGCTTCTTGCGCAGCGCATCGGCGCCCTTCTCGCCCGCCCTGTGCGCCTTTAGCCATTCGTCGCGCAGGCGCATGGTGTCGCCAATGGTCTTTTCCAGCACCCGGGCTTTTTTCCCGGTGTCCTCCAGCTTCTTGATGCGACTGGTGACGTCCTTGAACGCCGCCCCCACCGTGGAGCTGACGGCGCCGCCAATGACCAAGCCGAGCGCGAGTTTATTGCTCATGTGCGTGCCCTATTCGTCGTCGAGTCGAAAGCGGCTCAATCCGTGAGCCACCACAGCATCCGGTCAAAGGTCATGGCCTCAATCTCGGCGGCAGAGAAACCGGTCTCTCTCGCCAAGCGCTTGGCCGCGATCCTTTGGGTCTCGGCGTTAAAGTTCGTCCTCTTCGACCAGGCGAAAATAGCCTGCCTGCAAGCGGTTGTAGTTGCGCACACTGAGGGCCGCAATCTCCGCCTCGGTCGCCGTCAACAGGCTGCACAGCATGTTGATTTCGATCTGTTCGTAATCGTTGTTTGCGGTCGCAGTGGCGGCGCGCTGATCGCGCACCGTCGGCGCGCGCATGGTCAGCTTGTCCACCAGAAGCCCGCCGATATTGACGGCGCCTTTCATGGTGACGATCACGCTGTCATCGCTCACTTTCAGCCACGACGGCACCACTTTGTTTGCACTTGCTTGAGTCATTTTCTAAGTCCTTACAGGCCGAGGGCCGAACGTTCAGCAGCCAATTGGTCAACGCCATCGACAACCATGATCATGTTGAGCGGATCGATCTCGTACATCAGGCGCCCATCGACTTCGAGCTTGTAGTAGGTGATCTTCACGCCATGCTTGATTTCACCCACGGTGGACGGCTTCCAGTCGCCCATGTCCACCTCTTTCACGCCACCGCGCAGGGTGACAATCACCGGCACCACGCGGCCCTTGAGGTCTGCGAAGGCGCCACGGAATACCAGACTGGTCGCCGTCTGGTCAGCCAGACCGAAGAACTTCAGCGACTCGCGGCGCACGCCGTTGGTGGTAAACGCCGACTCCAGCTTTTCCATTCCCACGGCGAATTCGATCGGGGCGAACATGCCGCCGCCCTGATAGTCCTCGACTTTTTGGGTCAGCTTGGGCAGCGACAGGGTCGGCACGTCGCCGGAGAAACTGACGCCGTCCACAAACAGGTTCATGTTCTTAAGAACTTGAGGAATCATCGGTTAGCCCCCTTAGGCTTCAAGCACTTCGGTCAGCCACTCGTTGGTGACCTCGATCAGGAAATTCGGGTTTTCGGCCGGCGGCACGTCGGTGAAGCGGATACGCCAATACACCTTGCCCTGCTCGATCTGGCTGGCCGTGTTCATTTCGGTGTCCGGGTAGACTTCGAAGTTGATGACCGCGCCGGCGTTCTTCTGGTCGCGCATGAACGCCTGTAGACCCTCGGTCACGTCCTTGACGTAGGTCTTGGTGATCGAGCGGTCGACTGCCCACTTGTGGCCCGCCTGAATCGCATCCATGAGGATGTCGCAGGTGCGCACACGGGTGACGAACGCCCATTTCGGATCGCTTGACAGCGTGCGGTTGCCCCACAGACGGAAACCGCCGTCGCGAATGATCGTGGTGATATTGGCGTTGTTCAGCAGGTTGGCTCGGCAGGTGGCGTCGCCGTCCAGGTACTCGACCGGGCGACTCGTGCCGGTGATGCCGACAAACTCCTTGTTCGAAGGCGACGCCCAATAGCCGTAAGTGGCATCGGTCCAGGCAAACAGACCCGCCGTCCACGCCGAACCCGGCGCGTCGATCGTCGCGCTCTCGATCGTGTCCCAGAACTGCACACCCGGATCGACCAGAAACAGCCGCTTGCTGCCGAAGTTCAAGGCATAGGCCATGGCGGCCTCATCGGTTGTGTTCGGCCCGTCGATGATCGCCATCGCGCGCAACTTGCCGGCCAGGGCATCCATGGCGGTGGCCACGGCTTGGGTCGCCGAATGCCCCGGGGCGATCAGCAGCTTGGGCTGGGCGTTGTGCTTGCTCTTGCCGTCCAGCAGCGCCTGAAGGCCGGTACGCTGACCATCGGCAAGAACGCCACCAATGATGGCGGAGGTTTGCAGCGCGGCGTCCTCGAGCTTGGGCACGCCGACAGCGACGATCACCGCCTTGGCCTTGGCGTAGATCGCCTGGCAGGCCTTGGTAATCGCCGCACCGGCGCCGAACGCGGCAATCGCTTCGCGCTCGGTGGTGATCAGCTTCAGCTCGCCGGCTTTGGCCGTGCCGCCGCCGAGGATGCCCGGGGTAAAGGTGTCGCACAGACCGATGATCGCGGACGACGGCAGCGAGATAGTGCGCACACCGGTATCAATCAGCGTGGTCGTGACGCCGTGAAAAAAACCACTCATAAGGGTCAATCTCCAGAAACGAAAAAAGCCCCGCATAAGCGAGGCTGTGAGGGTGTTCGTGTTACGCGTAACGGAAAAGAAAACGCCCCGTCAGTGCGGGGCGTTATTGGGCCAAGCTGGCAATCCATGCCGGGGGCTGGGGGCGGCCTGACTGATC